TAAAGACGTATGTTATTTATTAGATATAAATAAAGATAAAAAAATTACCAAAGAAACATTGGTTCCCGATTTCAAATTTGATGGAAAACTTTCGTTGGGTACAATTTTATATGGATCTCTAGTTATCGACGAAATCTCAGGAATTCAACGGTTTTTAATCGAAGATATCTATTTCTATCAAGGAATTTCACTAACTCGTACGAATTATGGTGAAAAATTATGTTTTCTGCAACAATTTATGGAAAAAACGCCCACTGAAGTGGCAAAACCCACCGATATTTTGTTTATTTTGCCAATGATGTGGGAAATTACATTAAAAGATGGAGACGAGCTACCAAACACAATTCCAGATGATATTTCAAAAGCAATAGGATATGTGGCGCATCATATACAATATCGCCCAACTACAGTAATAATGCCATATTTAAATGTGTTTTTAACCCGTAAATTAAATATTGTGCAGTTGCCTCAGGAAACAAAAAAGGTATCTACACATAAATTTGAAGTAGTTCATATCAACATGGATTTTTCAAAACCACAATACAAATATCCCACTGTTTTTCAGGTTACTGCCGACATACAATTTGATATTTATCATCTCTTTACGTTTGGTAAAAATAAATTGCCTGTTTATTATAACGTTGCTTATGTGCCAAACTATAAATCCAGTTGTTTTTTGAATAGCGTATTTAGAAAGATACGTGAAAATAAGAACCTGGATTATATCGAGGAGAGCGACGACGAAGAGGATTTTCAAAATATGGATGAGGACAAATATGTCGACATAAATAAGGTTGTTTTAATGGAATGTGTGTTTTCGCAAAAATTTAAGCGATGGATTCCCACGAAGATTGTGGACAATGGTAGCCGTGTTGTTCATATGAGTAAATTGGCCAGGAATTATTATTAGTAAAACTATTTACATATAATTTTCGTATTTTATTAAATGAACAATACTAATATTAAAAACGATCATACAATTATAATAAATCCAATATATTGCGAAGATGTTATTCATGTGAATAATGCAATTCCAATAACTGACGACAATCCTTTTACTATAGCTATAGTATTAGACGAACAAGAATCTATAGCAGTGCCATGTTTACATAAATTAAGGCATTGTGCAATAATAATATGTTTTATGGGGACCTCATGTTTTTGTTTTTTTATGATTATTGGTGGCATTGGGTTTTTCTTAAACCTTGACTAATAACAACATAAAAATATTTCATTATGATATATCAAAATGAAATTAATCAGTATTATATTTTTATTATTTACGTCCAGTGTATTATCGCAATTTCATTATGTGCAATTTCATTATGTGCAATTTCATTATATAGGTAATGTTTTTGGAAATACTAAGGACGTGGGAACTAGAATTTTTAAAGCAGTTCGCAGCAAATTATTGAGAACTTTAGCAACGACCCCAATTGTACCAGCACAAGTTCACGCACCAGTTCACGCATCCACTGACCATAATTTTAAAAAACAATTCGCTCGATCAAAACTCGCCAGAGGCAGTGCTCTATCTAAAAAATGCAATTCTAGATGTTCTGTAAAAACGCCATGTAATAAACGTTGTCAGCTAGCTAGAGACCGCTATCAACTAGCGATTGCTAAAGCTAAATATAAAAAAGATAACGTAAAACAATATACATCAAGTCAATTAAATCAACGTTATTATAGTGGTCAAGTTTCAAAAGGTTCTTGTAATTCGCGTTGTCAAGCTGCCAAAGCAAAATATCAAAAACAGAGAACCCAATATATGAAAACTTTTCATGAACCATGTCAAAATGGTCATATCAAAAACACAGACACATCATTAAGTGACCAAGGTAATCCTAGTGGCGACACACCTGGGGATAAAACCACTGTGGGTGGGTATGGCGGGGTAGCAAAAGGAAGACCATTGGGTGCACCTGGCGCAGGACAAATAAATTGGTCGAATTCTGCAAAATATAATTGGAGAACTGCGTGTAAAAGTTATTCAAAAATTCTTGGAGCAACCGCGGCTCCACCTAGTAAAAACAAGATTCTATAAATTAAAAAATCGAATATGTTTTTATCGAATATTGACTCGATAAAAACAATGGAAATAGAAGATATAGTTCCACTAAAAAGCTATCAATACAATGATGAAACTATAAAACCATTAGTAAATGATCTAGTTCATGTCATGGGAGACCCTCAAACAAACCCATCACATGAAGAAATTCATAGTCAATATAATTGTCTAATGCGAAAATATAAAATTCAAGCCACAAAAACACAAATTCGCACTGTATATGAAAAGCATTTTAAAAATATCCCTATCAATTCGGCATTAAAACGTTATTTTATTAAGCGTGTTGCACGTAGCGAGTCAGGTGTTCTGGTAGTAACTATTGTTACTAAACCAGGTGAAAATATCAAGTTTTCATGTCCAGAAAACTGCGCATATTGTCCTACGGAAACCAATTTGCTAGGTGAGCCGACACAACCTAAATCTTACATTTCTACAGAACCAGCGATGTTGCGTGCAACCCGTCATAAATTTGATATTGGCGATCAAATACGTGATCGTGTAAAATCCTACTTTTACACTGGCAATTTAAGACGCGATGAGAGTAAAAAGAAATTTGAAGTGATTTTGTCTGGTGGAACATGGGATGTTATGCCAAAAAAATATCGCGATCAGGTAATAAATGAAATCTATTATACTTTTAATACAATTATTAGCAAAGATCGTCGACCCATGCTCAGTATTGCCAATGAAATTGCTATAAATCAAGTATCTATGTTTGGCGTCATTGGACTGACGATTGAAACGCGACCAGATTACGTAACTAATAAAGCGCTAATAGAATATTTGGAATATGGTGTTACGCGGGTTCAATTGGGAGGACAAAGTACCCATGATGATATTCTTTTGAAAATCAAACGTGGTTGTACAAATAAAAATATGATACAAGCCATTCGTAAACTTAAGGGAATTGGTATGAAGGTGGTTACGCATTGGATGCCCGATTTACCAGGGTCCTCTGCAAAACGTGATAAAGAAATGTTTGATGAACTTTTATTAAACGGGGATCTTCAAAGCGATGATTGGAAGATTTACCCATGTGCTGTTGTAAAAAGCGCAAGTGACGATTTGATAATTAAAAGTGAAATCAACGATTGGTATGAGGACGGGTCTTACAAACCGTACTCAGAAACAAATATAGATGCACTAATTGATGTTTGTATTTATTTTAAACAAAAAATAAATCCATGGATAAGAATTGAAAGACTTGTGCGCGATATCCCAACGAAATCTATTGAGGCGGGTTATACAAAACTTGTGAATATGCGACAAATCATTAAAGAAAAAATGAATAATATGAATCTAAGCTGTAAATGTATCCGTTGTATGGAAATAAAAGATAATGCACACATGATCGACCAAGGTAAATTAGTCGTTCGTAAATATATGGCGTCTCAAGGCGTAGAATATCATATTGGTTTTGAATTAGAAGAAAATTATTGGAACATGGCATATATTTGGTTTACTGTTTTTAGAAGCCTATGTAAATGTATTGGTAAAACAATTTATTATGGAGGAAATACACAAGAATATAAAGGATTGTTTGGGTTTTTGCGATTACGAATTGACCCGCAACCAGGTCTTGGATTAGTAGAAGAATTAGAGGGGTCTGGATTAATTCGAGAAGTGCATGTGTATGGTATGTCAACTAGCGTTGGAAATGTTCTCGATAAATCATCACAGCATAAGGGCGTGGGACAACTTTTAATGAAAACTGCGGAGGATATTATTAAAAATCATGGTCTAACAAAGTCGGCGGTTATTGCTGGTGTAGGTGCCAGAGAATATTATAAAAATAAATGTGGTTATGAATTGAAAAAATATTATATGTGTAAAACACTAACATTATAAACATTTTTGAATATTACGAAAAACTAGGTGCAATTAAATTTTTTTTTGTGACCTCCTTTTATTTTTATTTTTCTTTTTAGTTAATCTAAATTTTCTCCTTCTTGTTTTTGATTTTTTTCCACCAATCATTCCTTCCTTTGCTTTATATTCGGCTAATGCTTTACTGCGATCATCTTTAGTGACAGCTTCTAATACTGCTTCTAATTCTGGGGAAATTTCTGTTTTGTCTTCAGGAATCTTTACGTAATCATCATCCCTAACTTTATCATTAACAGTAGAAAATCTTCCTTTTGCCGATTGACTAACTAACAGTTTGTTTGGAGAATTGGTAGCACTCACAGCATACGCAGATTTTATATTCCTTTCCATTATATATTAATTAAATATATTTACGAAACAATCAAATATTTAATAATTGGTTGCAAAAATTTTTGCAATTTGGAGAACCTAGACCAGTGGGTATATCAAATTTAGTTCCACAGCTATAATTTGTTAAATCATCTGAATTTCCTGATACAGATCCTTTTACATCTCCATACAAAATATCATAAAACGTAGCTGCATACAATGACGGATTCTTATAAATAGTATTGTATAAATAATTTTGAATATTATTAGATGGATTGTTTGTAAAGACAGTAGTGAGTGGACCCTTTCCTTTATTAAACCGTTGTTGATTTGCTAATGATATCATGGCTGCTAAAATAGGGGTCGCGACTGATGTTCCACCGATTCCAGACCATTGCCCCTTATATACTATATATACAGCAGTCAAATTATTTGCTATTAAACTTACGTCAGGAATAACACGGTGCACATGAGTGATTCCCGAAACTTGTTGTTGATAATCTGGTTGAGGAACACTAATCGAATAACCGCATCCCGCACTTTCCCATGAGAATTCTGTTCTAGGTTTTGCTGTGTTTGGTGTCCATAATAATGTAGTTCCACCTACAGAAATACAATTGGATAAAACAGAAGGCCATGATGCGTTATTAGTATCTCCACTTGCAGCACAATAACATACAGATTTGTTTGTAAAATGAGAACTATAAGGTGTTAAAGCTAGATTATCGTTCATACCCCAAGACATTGATACTACGTCAGCACGAATAACATTTGTAGCATGATCAACGGCCGCCAATAAATCCTTAATGGTGTCACTTTTTGCTTCTACTATATAAACATCAGCATTAGGATTTGTTGTACAAACCATTTGAACGTCTAAACTTTCCTCTAATGCCCAACTATCGTTAAATGTTGCGCCTGGCATAGTATAAATTGTTACTTTTGGTGGAGTTGAATTTTGACCAAAATTAATACTATTTTTCCAATAAATGTTTAAATCATCTAATACTCCAGGATAACTAAACGCAACAACAATTGCTACCTTTACTTTTCGTTTGCTAGTGTTAACGACTGCTGGAACATTATAAAGATTCAATAATTGTGAACCGCTAAAATATTGTGGTGGAAAATTTAACATTGCTTTTACAGTTGCCATTTTATCCATATGCTTAATTAAATATGGTCTTAATTTTGGGGGTTGTTCTACAGGTATGGGCAAAGGTGCGGGCACGGGCAAAGGTTTAAACGATCTTAATTTAAAAGCAAGAGACATTTTTTTATATATAAATATAATATATAATGTCTGCGTTAGGAAACGGTTCTCGTTTTAGTGATTTTAAAAGTGATTCGGTTTTACCATCTTCATTACCATCTGCTACAACTGGTGGGTCAACACAAGTAAATATGCAATCTAAATTAGTTGGTGGAAAGAAAAGAAAGTCGGCTAAAAAAACAAAGAAAACGGCCAAAAGAAAGTCGGCCAAAAGAAAATCTAGCAAAAAAAGCATTTCAGGTAAAATCAAATCTATGGGTAAAAAGTTAATGTTTTGGAAATAAGTTTATAGCTACGCAAATTTATAGCTACGCAAACATAGACGGATCTATCATACATTGTATTTTTTTTGCTTCTTCTACTGCTTCTTTATGATCATTTTGCAATGCGCAATCTTTTGGTTCATATGTCCATTTCCATGTTTTATCATTGGACCAATCTAGTGCCATCCCTGAATATTTAGAAGATTCTATTTGTCGAATTCGATAATTACATTTTTTGTAAAATCTCTTTCGCTGTGCCCATTGGTTTTGAAATATTTCATGAGCATCTACAATATCTACTACAATAGGATTTGCATGTTTTACACGCAATATACGCCCTATTGATTGCGTAATATCTGTTTTTGGTGTTACCATAACCAATGTTGAAAGAGATTTTATATCAAGAGCCTCAGCTGCCATTGCATAAGTCGCCAAAACAATTTGTTTTTTTTCAGTTTCTTGGAGTTTATCTTGTTTCATTCCACCAACATAAAATCCAACGGTAGTAAGATTGCGATGACTAATTGATTCAAATAAATATGTCAATAGCGATCGATTATGACATAATATCATAATTTGATTTTCTGGTTCTTCTTCTAATAAATCTCCCAAAACTCGAACGATAAAATCACTACGCGGACCATATTCACATAATTTAACAATCATGGAACTATATTTTGTATTTCCACGGAAATCTACTTCAACTTCATTAAATGCAGAATCATTCGTTTGATATGTAATGGCACGAACACACACAGCATCATCATTCTCACGTTTTTCCTCATAAATTTTATCGCCAATAAACATGTATAATACATTTGTCAATTTATCTTTGCGCTCTACTGTAGCAGAAATACCAAGCATATAGGGAGTAATTGTTTTAAAAAGTGTTCGTGAAAATTGTTCACTTCCAATTCTATGAACTTCATCAATAATGGTTAAACCAAAACTATCAAATGTTCCGCCAGCATATTCTTTATCGTATAAGGTTTGTATCATACCAATTACGATATCTTTATTTTCAATATCAAAGACCGATGCCTGTATTTTACCAACTTTTGCGGTTGGTAAGAATTCACCTATACGTTCTATCCATTGATTCATTAAGAATTCCTTGTGAACTAAAATTAACGTACGCTTTTTAATTAGTGAAATTATTTTTAGAGCCATCACAGTGTTGTGAGTTACTGTAAAATCTCCCAAAACGAATCGTCGATTTCCATCAATCTCGAAGCCATAATAATTACCTTCGCCCAAATTTTGTAATTTTATTCTATATTTTAAAGAATCTCTTATTAACTTTCTTGCATTTGCTTTTTTACGTTTACACTTAACAGGGATATCCTCCAAGCCTTTACCATAAATATTTGTCTTGAAATATACACTTGTTTTAGGACCGTTTTTCGCGTTTGTACAAGTTTTATTCGTCTTTGTTTTAAACGCCGCAAATCCCAAAGATCTTGCTATAAATATAATATCATCCAAAATAGTCTCATTTTTCTGTATTATTTCATAACAATTATCATAATAATATCCATCCGAGTCTATTAATCCTGCCAATAATTCTAATTGAATTTTTCTTGAATTCAATTTATAATCATTTGGAATATGTTTGTTATTTAAAAGATTATTTTTTCTTAAGAAATCCATCATTCTATTTTTGTGTGTTTCGGTAGAATTTATTCTATAATCGTACTTCGAACCAGTATATTTTAAATAAAGTGTTTTGTGTTTTTCTTTAAAACAGTCAACTATGTATTTTATAACAGAAGATTCTTGTGTAGTTATCAATGTTCCTTTTGACGCACCGTCGCCTATCCAGTAACCGAGTAAATAAGGATCTAACTCGACATTTTTTTCTTTAAAACAAATAGGAACGCGATAACCCAACAACGGTCCACTTCGACCATGATAATATTTGGGAAGCTTCAAATATTCACTCACTGGTATATCTATAATTGAATTTTTTTTTATTTTTTTATTCATATCTATACTTGATTTTAATGATAATATATGACTTTCGTTAACAATATAAGGATCTCCTTTTTTAGGAATAATTTTGTACATTGTTTCTCTACCAGCACAGATAGTAAGAACATGTCGCGGATTACTATCGTCACCCATAATTTGATCTCCCACGACAATATCTTGAACCATTTTTATTGAACCATCATACATCAATATAGGCGTATCTTTTCCCAGACATTTGCCACGTCCACAAGGCACTTCAAGAATGCCACCACCACCATTTACCAAAGCCCCTTTGCTTATTGGGGAATCCACATATTTCATATAAACATCAATGATCTTATCTTGATAATCACGCAATGGTTTTGTAAATTCTACGGAAATATCTGTACCACTTTCAATTTCACAACGATTCGGTAATCCGTACCGCTTTACCCCATAAAATCTTGGCAAATATAATTTGTTTGCATTTTCACGAAATACTGGAAAAGAATCGCCAACTGGGGCACAAACTCCAAAAACCATAGGACGAACATACAAATCTTTACGCAAATAATCCTCATCCTCTTTTTTTAAAACAGATCTAGGTATAGTATATCCCTTTTTACCCAAATAGGAAGCGGCTCTTACAGTTTCAACATATTCTGCTGTTAAAATGGGTGTCTCAACAATGCGCTGTTTCTTTTCATTTTTTAAATAGTAGAAGGGTCGGCGACTCATTTTTTAAATACAACAATCAAGTTTAGGAGCTTTCAATTTTTTCATAGTACTAAAAATATATATTCCTATTTTATACTGAAAAGATGCAATTATTCAAATTACCACAAATAAATGTTTCTAATCCATTCAAATCCCTCAACAAATTAGAACTCACTTTGTTAATTATTTTTGTTATATATTTAGTATTGCCCATCGATACTCCTGATTTATTGTCTGGAATTATAGATTCTCCTTTAGGTATGTTGTCTTTGTTTATCCTAGGTGTATATTTGTTTTTCTATACAAACCCGATTTTAGCAGTTGTATTTATATTGTTTGCTTATGAATTATTGCGTAGAAGTGCTAAAAAAACAGGACGACAAACTATTATTAAATATACACCTTCTCAAGCTAAGAAAGATGCGCAAATGAAAGCAATGAATCCACCGAAAAAAGAAACGTTAGAAGAAGAGGTCGTTGATAAAATGGCACCAATTGGTCATAGCGATCCCTCTGTTTTTACAGAAAGTGCGTTTAAACCCGTAGCAGATCCCCTTCCTAGCGCATCTATGTTTTAGATATTTTAGCTATTATATCTTTATTACTGTTGATATTATTTGCAATATAATAATATCAATATTGTTTGCTTAGTAAGAATAATTATTTTTTATCAATCATTAATTTTATAACTGTAGAAACTGGAAGCATAACTATGGAACAAATCGTTAAAATGTAACTAGCGGATTTGTTTGTCATAGAACCAGTTAACAGTGGTATAGATACCAAAACAATTAATACTAACATAATCGCAAAATAAAATTGACTTACTTTTCGTAGTAAATAATTAAATCCTTCTCCTAAAAACATAGCGAAATCAGTAAAATCAAAGTTAACTAAATCGGCATTTTCTATACATTTCGTTTTCGCCTCCCATTCAGATACCTTTTTATTTTGTATAAGAACAAATGAAAGAATATAAATAACAAATAAAAATAGACCTGTGGATAACAATTCAGTTTGTTCTGAAGAAAATCCTTTAAAAAAACAAATTAATATAGTTAATCCAAACAAAAAAGATAGAAAATAATCTATTGAACGAATTCTTATGCATTTATCTTTATTTCCAGATAATTCTTGTTGTTTAAGAACTATATCAATTACAATACTATAATATAAATTAGGCATTGTAAAGTATACCAAACCTATCAATATGACGAATACAAAAAAATTTACGGTTGTTTTCATAAAATCTAATTTTCCCATACTATTTGTCATTTCACTATTAATGGGTAGACTATACGTTTTTATTTCTTCATCGGAAACTCCAGTGGGTTGACAATCTATGTAAATATCACTGTTGTCAGAATTTAATGGATTTTGACCAATTATTGTATCATTTGGTGGGGTAATACTAAACAAAGGATTTCCGTTTTTATCTGTTGGTGGAGAAGAAGAATATGCCTCCACTAATCTTGCATTTCCAGATTTTATTAGAATAGGGGTTAAATAAATTAATACAGCATTATTTGTTATTGTGTCATTATAAAAAATATAATTATTTTGTGTAGGAATAGTGGGCGTTGTTTGTGCAGTTCCAGTTCCGCCAGTTGGACTCGGTGGTGGACTATTGTTTATAACACTAAGAGCAATGTTGAAACTCGCAACATTAGTATTGCTTGATTTTGGCCAATTTATAATATTATCAATATCATTGTTTGTTGCAGTTGCGCCAGCACCAGCATCTTCTTGTAAAAAAAAACAAACATATAATTTTGATCCATTATCATTACTAACAGGAAGATGTTCTATAATTAATTCTCCACACATTTGATTATCATCTGTAATGTCAGTTATATTGTGATGAACGACACCAGTGACATAAGCATTTGTAGTAGTCCAATAATTATTATTGTTTATCATAGACACATAAACACTATTAGGAGAATTAAGATAGGGAAATTTTATATATGATAGATTTTTTGAATCGGATATTGTAGACAAATCTGAATTGTATAATGTATAATTATCATATCTATAATTTAATTTCTGTTTATTTACAGGGGCTTCGTCACTTGTATTAAAATTTACCATGGCTATTATATTATGACAATAAAAAAACTCTAAACTACTGGCAAATAACGAAATAAATTATTTTCATAAATAGTTGCTCGAAACGTATCATTATATCCTTCTACATAAACAACCGCTCCATTACTAATATCATCACAGCCATATTCACTCGTGCAACTTTTACCATTCACACTTACTGGTAATTTTGTACTTAAATTTCCTGTATTTGACATGGTATAATATTGCCATTTATCACGACCGCTCATATTTCTACGTCCCATCAAAGGCAATATCATATCGCTTTGGCCATTTACACGTGTTAAAATTCCCACTTGTTGATATCCAGTAGAAATACCACGCGTTTCTAAATTAATTGGCACAGCGACTGGTGAAATCATACCACGAACATCTCCAAAATCATTTGGATAAAATAAACCATCGCTTTTTAATGGAGGTGCATATGGATCTAGAAAAGGGTCGCGGCGCGTAGCAATTCCTCCTAAAGGCGCATGAATTTGCGTAGGAGGTGAATTCACAACTATTATTTTTGAAGGTTGGTTTGAATTTGTTTGGGGTCTAACGTAATGCGTATGCCAAAAATAAATAATAAGTACTAAAATAACAAATAGTAAAAACAATGTCATATTTTCTATACAAAAAACACCTGGAATACATTTCTTTCCCATTTATATTACAAGCATAAATAAAACGATCCGTAAACTTATCGAAAACGATCCGTAAACTTATCCAAAAGGATTCATTATTTCTTGTGCTCCTTGCATAACCAACTGTATTCCTGGCCATATTTTTGGTGCAACTTTATACATAAAATCATCTCCTAATTGCTGTGCTTTATTCACCATAACCTTTACCTTTAATCTCTTACAATTATAACATTTATTACGAACATATGGTGGCCAATATATTAAATCAAATCCAACCATACCATACACAAAATCATTAAAATCTTTTGCCAGTTGAAAAATCCTATCTTGTATTGAATATAAATTAATACCTATAAATGTTTTAACCGCCCACAAAATTAATCGTATTGGTAAATATATCAATTGTATTATTGTATCAATAATATAAAAAAATATGCATTCTGGCAATGATCCTATACCTCGAGCCAGACATATTATATTCGTCAGTAGAAAAGTGCCAAATGTTATTATTGCATCAAATATACCTGGAACAATTATATCTAAACTTTCTAGTGTGCCAACAAATGCTTTGCCTAATCCAACTATTACATCAACAATGCCGCGAAATTCCATAGCAACTATTGGCACAGCTGCTGCATATGCAGCAGTCATAAAAATTCCTTGTAAAGTTCCTATAATCGCTTGCGCTGCACCAAGAGGCGCAAATATATCAGCAATAATTCCAGACATTCCTATATAGTAATGACAATTTTTATTGAACGTTTGTAACTTTTGTTACAAATGTTCCAATGAATGTTATGATGTGAAAAACTTGTCTAAATCTAATTCATATTTTTATAAGTTTCGTACTTTTCAATAAAACTTTCAGCTTTAGATAACATGGGTTGTAATTTCTGGATACCATTAACTAAATCTCCTTGTACTGATTGAAATTCTTTTAGTCCTTCCATTAAATCATCCTTTGCTCTTTTCTTTTCATCACTAGATTTTCCTTTTGAACCAACCGCGCTCTTTGCGCTTACTATGTCCTTTGAACCGACTATGTCTTTTGAACCGACTGTGTCTTTTGAACTAGAGGAATCTCCAGAAACCTCGTCTTTTGAATCTTCCATAGTTGTTGCGCCTTCTTTTCTTATCACATTTCCAGTTCCATATTTTATTAGATGTCCAACTGATAACGCTATGCATAATATAACTATCATATTTTTACTAAAAAACGATGTCAAAAATCCAGTTAAAACAATAATGGTAACTGTCATAAAATCACGTAAATTTGCCAAATAAAATAAATCCACAACTGTTAAAAAAAAGAAGAAATAGAGAACCATACGGTTTTGTAACAACGGATTAAGATTATAATTCATTTTTAATAACCCTTTTTTTGAAAATAGATTCATTGCTTATAAAGTATATAACGAAATTATTATTATCCTAAATATTATCCTCAAAAGTGTAATCTTCTTCGTGATTTTGTATATATTCTGTTGGAACGTCTCCACTATAAATGTCAAGAACTTCTTTTACTACTTCTTCTCTCTGTATATCTTGCCGTTGAAATTCAAAACTTGTAATACTTGATGATCTCTTTCCCCTGAATTTGTTTAAAAAATCTTCTAGACCATTTAATTCATTGGCACGATCATGTTGATCTAAATCTCCCGTTATGACTAATCTACTATTTTCACCTAGACGCGTTAATAACATTTTCATTTGCGAAGTTGTAGAATTCTGCATTTCATCTGCTACAATCCAACAATTTTTAAACGTTCGTCCTCTCATGTAACCTAATGGTGAAATTTCAATTATTTTATCTTCCATCATCTGCGTAACTTCCCGCGGACTTATAAAATTATATAAAATATCATAAATAGGTCTTACCCATGGCGCCATTTTTTCTTCTAATGTTCCTGGTAAATACCCCAAATCTTCATCCACTGACACCGATGGTCTGGTAAAAATAAGTTTTTCATACGTTCCTAATAAGAAATTCTTTACGCCAAATTCTGTGGCGAATAGTGTTTTGCCTGTTCCTGCTGGACCCGTCGCGACAACAATTTTCTTTGATTTTTGTTTTAATAAACGATAATATTCTTCTTGACTACCTACTTTGGGTTTTGTAAATTTATCTTCAAATTGACTGCGTTCACTATAAGATAAATATTGCATGTTTTCATAAAATTTTCTTTGCTTTGTTGCGGATTTTTCTTTTTCTCTTTCTATTTCGTTATGATATTCTGCCATTATTTCTTTATCATTTTGTTTCTTTACCTTTCTACCTCTACGTTTGGGTTCCGTTCCAACGGAATCTTCCGTTACAGAGGCGAAAGTGGCTGATTGTTGTTTCATCTGTTTTATATTACTATAGGAAATTATATGGATCTATTTATCTAATTCATCCATAGCTTTTGGAAAAAGCTTTTTGTCCAAACCAGTTCTTACACAAAATAATCTGTGACTAAAAATTCCTACCAAAAATACTATTACTAAAACCTTCCAAAACGTATAGCCTGAAAAATAAGAAATTAAATATGCTCCTAGAATTGTTACTACAGTATCCATCACAGCTATGTCGAATATCCTATATTTTTCACGTAAACCAGTATTAGGTTTACCAATTATATCTTTATATTTGCAAAACGGATTCGACATATAATAAAGTTATTGATTTTATTATGGATTTTTTTGCACAATAAATAATGATTCTAATATATTTTTTTCAATAGGAATCCAACACATAAATGGTTTGGTATCATATTGTGTTGTACATTTTGCGAAATATCTAAATTTTGCATATTCTTTTTCATATTCAGTTAATTTTTCATAATCTTCTTTTATTTCTAAAATATCTGTTGGCACCATCGCATGTAAATATGTTTTTTCATACCTTCTTATAAGATTACCATGCATATCGTTTATGTTCCAACAAATACCATACGAATATCCGTCATTAGAAATTGCCATTTATATTTTCGTAGTATAATAAATATTTATCGCTGACGTGCGTTTATTTTCACTGTTTTTTCTGTGCGTTGCGGCGTTTTCACTAATTATTTTATGAAAAGGAGATAAAATCTAAACAGTATATTATTTAGGAAAAGGAATGACCGAGCCATCATTCGTTGAACCCATTTTGAAACCTGACGATAACCGTCACGTTATGTTCCCAATTCAACACGATGATATTTGGCAAATGTACAAACGACAAGTAGACTGCTTTTGGATTGTAAATGAAGTCAACTTGGCACAAGATTTAACAGATTGGTCTAAATTAAATGAAGATGAAAAAAAATTTATTAAAATGATATTGGCGTTTTTTGCAGCCAGTGATGGTGTGGTTGCTGAAAATTTAGGTGTGCGCTTTATGAGCGATGTGCAAGTTTCAGAAGCGCGCGCATTTTATGGTTTCCAAATTGCTATGGAAAACATTCATAGCGAGATGTATAGTCTTTTGATTGAAACCTACATCAAAGACGCAGCGGAAAAGAAAATGTTGTTTGAAGCTACATCTAATTATCCATGTATAGCAAAAAAGGCAAATTGGGGAAAGAAATGGTTAGGCGATAATCGCAGTAGTTTTGCATCTCGCTTGGTAGCTTTTGCTGCCATTGAAGGAATTTTCTTTAGTGGATCCTTTTGTGCGATTTATTGGTTAAAGAAACGTGGATTAATGCCTGGTCTCACATTTTCCAATGAATTGATCTCTAGAGATGAGGCACTTCATACTGAATTTGCGGTGTTATTATATTCGAAATTGGTCCGCAAATTGAATAAAAAGCGTATTTATGAAATTATTCAAGAAGCTGTGGAAATTGAAAAGGAATTCATTACTGAAGCCATACCTTGTCGTATGATTGGTATGAATTCGAAATTGATGTCTCAATATATTGAGTTTGTGGCAGATCGCCTATGTTTGCAATTGGGATATGATAAAATCTACGGATCTACAAATCCTTTTGATTTTATGGAATTAATTAGTATCGAATCGAAAGTAAATTTCTTTGAACGTACAAATAGTGAATATGCGTTGGCGAATAAAACGGTAGATAAAGATATCTTTGAATTAAATGCTGACTTTTAGGAGGATTTTTTTATCATTATTATTTATTACAAGAATGAATAAAGAGAATAAACCTACACACGATGGTTTGAATAAACCTACACACGATGGTTTGGATGCGTTTTATATAGGAAAACCAAAAATAGCCCGTGTTCTTGAAACTAGGGTTGCCAATTCGCCGAGGATTAAAGACGAAGAATATTATGATCCCGTCGAAGCCCAAGCCGAATTTGAAGAGCGTTTAAAAAATGCTTCGATAAATACAGATTATGTGCCATCATATCCAATTCGAACACCTAATGAATTAAACGATGATGTAGCTATAAATGCTGCTTACGAAATTGAAAAAGAAACCCAACGACAAAAAATACGGGATAGAATACTAAGACAACAAGAAGAAGAAGAAATTAGTAAAACTTGGATACCAACTCATAGAGCTGGTAGAAAAACGAAAAAGAGAAGAAAACATAAACGTACTACACAAAAACGCAAGAAGGCGCGTAAAACAAAACGTAGCAAACGTTGATCGTTTTATAAAAATAAAAATATTTTTATAAAAACTATTATTACACTAGTCCAGAAAGAAAAGTGAGAGTTGTCTCATTTTTCTTTCTAGACGGTGTAATCACTTTTTGCTACATTATAAATTGCCAATGTTCTTGCACTTGCATCGCTCGCGTTTACAAATTTAGGCATCCAAAAATATGGTAGGATATCACCAAACCCCGAATAATGCTTTTCAAAAAGAAAACGATACATAAATTGCTCTGCGGTCTTTGGTATTAAATGTCCATTTATACATTTCATATTTGGATGTAACTTGCTAATATGTTGATACACGCGATCATTATTTTCTATATGTTGATACTGAGGATAAATATTAGTAGTAAACCAATTTGTAGCATGTTCCTTTATGATTTCATATAACGATCTCGTTGTTTTTGAAACACCATCACTAAACGCCTCTTTTCTGCGCCATAATACTTCATTGGGCAACAATGGATTTCCCTCAAAATTTAAATAATTATCCACACTAAACGATTGGCGTATTAAATACTTTTCAATTTGATTATTCTCCCAATGAGAACGAATATCTATAGGAATCGACATATAATAATGCGTCCATGCTCTATCTAAAAACGGCGTTCTTGGTTCTAGACCATGCGAAGAAATCGACTTGTCCGACCGCAATACATCAAACATATAAATATCGCCCAAAAGGCGTCTACATTCTTTATCGTATTCTATTTTATCGGGCGCATAGTTCATATATAAATAACCTCCCGACATTTCATCACTACCGTCGCCATTAAAAATCACCTTAGCTTCGCTATTTGCTTTAATATATTTTCCTAATAACCAATTTCCAATACTTGCACGAACTGTAGTTGTATCATAACTTTCAATCGCATAAACAACATCAGGAATCGCATTTAAAAAATCGTCTTCTGTTAATAAAATTTCTGTATGTTTTGTTCCCAAATAATCCGCGACAATTCGAGCATATTTTAAATCTTCTGAGTCGGCTAACCCAATACTATATGTTTCAATCGTAGGCAATCCATTTCGCTTATGATATTCGTTTACCAACGCTGCTATTAAACTACTATCTAATCCACCTGACAACAAACATGCAATTGGTCTTTCAGTCGTACAACATCGTTTTTCTACAGCATTTATTAATTTTTTTTGTATATTCACATACATGTTATTTTCGTCAAATGCATCCAATGGACACATAAATCCTAGTTTATGATAAGATCTTTGATTCTTAATTAATCGCCATCTAGAATGCGCTTTAAACTCTAATTCAAACATACTATACGTGCCAGGCAAAAAATGGTCAATTGTATATTCAGTGTTGTCGTTTTGGTTTTCTGTTCGTGAGTTTAGTTCTCCACATATCCCAAATAACATCTTTAAATCACTACCAAATGAAAATATATCCTTTTTTTTTCGATCATAAAAATCTGGTTTATTATAATCATACTTCAATGGTCGCAACATATATAACGGCCGCACGCCATAAGGATCTCTTGCTACATATATTTTAGAATCGGCGTTGCATAAACGATAGTCCACTAAAACAAATGAAAATACCCCATCTAAAATGTTTAATGTATGTTCCATTCCATATTTTAAATAACAATGAATAATTACTTCACAATCCGAGCCTGTATTGGGCTCCACTTTCATATCCTCATATAATTTTTTATAATTGTAAATTTCACCATTGCAAATAACAGCCACATCATTATAAATAATAGGTTGGTTGGATTCTGGATTTAGTCCATTGATTGCTAATCGATGAAACCCAAAAAATGCATTTGCCATAATTGATCTCAGAGTTGAAAATTCTGGACCACGTCCGCTTCCTAATTCAAAATTTTTTTTTATAAATTCCAAATGCAAATATTCACTATTGTTTAATAATGCAAAAATGCCGCACATTCTTTCAATAATATTCTATTTTATCTTTATACCGTTTCATAATTTCGTAATTTTATTTGTATTATATTTATATAGATTTAGTAAATATGTCTTTACCCCCTGCGTCCACAAGCCATCCTACACACATTCCCATCGGGTCCAAAAAAAAAAGTTATATAAGTCCTTATCATTTTTTAGAAACTACTTTTTCAAAAGAACCAACCGACTCCACATCGAATAGTAAACCACCTACTATACCAGGAAATGATAGTACCTATGTTACTCCTAATATTGATAAAATTTCTCAAGCAATCGATAGTGAAGATATTGCTACCTTAGATAAATTAATTTATGAACTCAATGGCGAATCTAATATTAATAGAGTGTTTTTAAATTCAAATGAAACGAATTTACTTAATATGGCAATGCATAAAAACAAAATGGGGGTTTTTAAACATTTATTAAGTTTAAAAGGAATTGATGTAAATGCACCAAACGAGACGGGAATCCCTTCAATACATTTTGCTGCACATATTAGCGATACAGATTATATAAATGAATTATTGCGACATGGAGCTAATATAAATTCTAAAGACGTCAATGGTAATACTCCTCTTCATGTAGCAGTTATTGCTAGTCATGGTGAAAATCCAGAACCAAGATTTGCTGTCGTCAAGTTTTTGTTAGATAATGACGCGGATATTAATGCAAAAAATAATCATGATGGCACTGCGCTTGATATAGCTACTGAACTTAGCAAGCATAGTATGAGTGAAGATGTAAATAAGATTAAAGCACTTCTCAATTGTAGATCTAACGGAATATCATGCACAGTAATGGGTGGTCGTGCGTCCCGCAAATCTAAAACCAGATCTAAGCGTTCCCATAAAAAAATTCGTCGCCGCCGCCGTTCTAAAAAACAATTATCAAAAAAATAGGATATAAAAATATGTTTATAAATTATATTCAATGACTGAAACTGAAAAAAAACCTAGAAAACCGCGTCAACCAAAACAAGCGCCACGTTTAGTAGAACCTACTGAATCTAGTGGAGTAAATTTAATTTACCCTTCGTCTTTAATTGTCGGCGACTCTACCGATATTCTTATGAAAAGCAATGATGAATTAACAATAACTCCACACGATGATACCATTATTGCATTAGTGCCTGATCATAACAACACGAATTTAAAGGAAGCATCTGTTGCGCCCACAGAAGATTCAAAATCTACTTATAAAATGGACACATTAACACAAATTTACGTAGGTTCTCTTACCGTTGTTGGGTTATATGTTGTTTACCGTTTAATTAATAAAACGCGCTAATAATTTTATAAACGCTAATAATTTTATAAACCCTAATAAATTATAAACCCTAATAAATTATAAACCCTAATAAATTATAAACGCTAATAATTCATAAGTTTACGAAAACTTATGAATAAATTATATTTTGAATCGTTTGTACAATTCAAGCGCAACTAAACCACCAAAGATTTGCGCTAAACAATAAGGAATCAAATCATTTACAGGAAGTTTTCCAGCCGAAGCCATAGCAATTGATACTGCTGGATTAATATGACCACCTGAAATTTTAGATGTTAATAATATCGCAAATGCTAACGCAGCGCCTATCGCCAATGGATTTCCCGTAGCCAAAATAATATATACGAAAAACGTTGTTCCTAAAAATTCCGCTAAATAATTTTGCATTCTATATTGTAACAATGGATAATTTTTCCTTTTTCTTTTTTATTAACAAATATTATATCAGTACGTGAAGTCATATTAATGGTATAAATATGGAGCTCGCAAACCAAATATTGGTTTTGTGATTGATGCGGCTACTGGCGCAAAAGATGGACTAGGCACATATGTCGCACTCTTGCTAACATTCTTTTTCTTTGGCGCAACTGCTCCTCCGCCACGGACTCTTCTCAATGCATCATTTACAGAATTTGTTTCTACATTGGAATTAAAAGACATAGGTTTACCAACAGCATTCAAAGATCCCACACCAACTTCATTATTACGACGATTCGCTGTTACTTGCGATGCATCACGATTTCCGTACCATTTTTTTGTAGCCAAACTTGTAGTTTGAACTCCTCGTTGTCCAGTTCTTTGATCGTAAAAAGGAACAGAATTAGGTAACGGATTGGATGGAGTCACATAGGTCTCCACATAAGTTTTACGATACATTGCAAAAGTACTATTATTATCACTCGTTAAATTTTTCATTGGCATTGCTTTAGTGCCTGATAATTTATTATTATTTATGTCTTGTATAATTGAAATTGTATTGGATTGAAAGTTCATTATGAATATGATTATATATCATATTCATAGAAATTTATTAAGATCTGCGAACGGCCATTAAATTTACATAAGAAGCATTGCTTTGGTCTCCGCCATTTTTTAAATCATTATAATTTTGACTAAGCGCACGTTGTTTTTTAAAGGTAATATAATCAGAAGAATCGGGAACAAATTTATTATTTGTCACAGAAGCAGCAACACCAGTGCTATCGCAGTTAGAAAGAATAGATCCAATGTGTCCCTTCCAACCAGGTTTGCTCGAATTTACTTGATTTGAACCTCCGCATACATAATTTTGGCGACTTAAATAATCACCTAAATTGTTTACGGCACGAAATGGTGTTATAATTCTGTTTTTTCCATTGATGCTATTGTTTACATTTGTATTATTCCATGATCTGCGCAATACGCCACGAATCATAGTTTGTTCGCTATCTTTAAAATTATTTATTGTTTGTTTTGGCGAATAACCTTGGTAAGGTCCCCCTCCCAATGAAGATGGCTTTACTGACATTTTCTTTATACCATATCTATATATTTTTTATCATAATTATATATAAAATTATTTTAAATATGTCATTGGAATCACTTATGGATTCAAATTCGAATGATTTAGAGAACTTAATAAAACAAGAAAATATTATTTCCTATAATCCGTTATGTGTTCGAAAAAAATCAAATTGGAGTGTAACTTCTAACGAATATAAATTTGATCATGAAGACTTTTCACCAGAAACATTACTAAAGGATACGAATGACCATTCTCCAAAATTAAAAGCTTTACTCAAAAAATTAAAAACACTAGACGCAAACGACTATAAAAAACACGGAAGGTTGTTTAAACATTTTATTTTTTCCGATTTAAAAAATGGCAATTATGGTGCAAAATTACTTGCATCTGCTCTTATTGCCAATGGAATGACTCTTGGTTATACCGCAACGCCTAAAAAAACCACTAAAAAAACAGATAAACGCTATGGAAAACTTGAATTATTGAGTGATAAAAAGTTATTGGAAACTGAAGGAGAGAACTTTTATTTATTATCTTCCACACCAGTATTTGATCAACCCATTTCCGTAATTACCAAAAAGGAGATCTTGAAAAGGTTTAATGCACGCGATGATAATATTTATGGAAAATTTGCCCGCGTTATTATTATGGATAGTGGTTTTAAAGAGGGTATTGATTTGTTTGATATAAAATACATCCATATATTTGAACCGTCTACTGTTTCGGCCGACCAAAAACAAGTAATTGGACGTGGAACGAGAACCTGTGGACAAAAAGGGCTTGAATTCCATCCCACACAAGGGTGGCCTCTTCATGTTTTCATTTATGATTTATCTATCCCTGAAAAATTACGCGGTAGCTTTTTAAATTCAGGTTCCACCATGGATCTTTTTTTTAAAGCAATGAATATCAACGTGCAATTAATAAATTTTGCTAGTGAAATTGAGAACACAACTATCTACGGATCGGTTGATTATGAATTAAATAAAAATATTCATAGTTTTTCTATTGATTTTCATGATAGTGATGACGAAGAATCATTGGATAGCAATGATGAATTTGAACTTCTTGATGATGATTCCGCAATGCCCATCGAAGGGCTTCGAGAACTTGGACAACGTAAAGCTGGACGTAATGGCAAACTTGATTGGCAAAATATGGAAAGTCAAATTGGTGGTGGACCTAAATTAAAAATAAGAAATAGAGAACCTATAGTAATTTTCAAATCACAAACCGAATTTATACCTTTAAATTTTGAACAAATGCGTAAATATATTCAAGATCACTTTCATCAATATTCTTGGGATGCTGTTAAAATGGAGAACCTATGTGTACAACGTGGCGGTTTGGCGAGGCAAATTGGCGGTGCCCCCGACCTCATTAAATATACCCCTACCCAAGATTTTGTTCGTAATTATTTTACGTCAAATAATCCTTTAAAAGGTATGCTGTTGTTTCATAGCGTAGGAACAGGCAAATGTCATGCAAAAGATACACCTATAATTATGTATGACGGTTCAATAAAAATGGTTCAAGATATTTGTGTTGGTGATAAATTAATGGGTGATGATTCTACGCCAAGGGAAGTTCTTTCTCTGGCTCAAGGAAAAGACGATTTATATGATATAATACCTGTAAAAGGAGATAAATATACAGTAAATTCTGAGCATATTCTTTGTTTAAAACCAACTAGACTTGGCGCCGTTCATATTTCTAGCCAAAAAAATTATCCATATTCTGCAAAATTCTTTAAAGAAAATGGAAAAATAAGTGCCAAATCTTTTAAAACAAAAGAAGAAGCCGAATTATTTTTAGATGATCATCATTCTAAGAATCCTATTATTGAAATACCAGTAAACGAATATTTAAAATTATCAAGTTCGTCAAGAAAAAATTTAAAAGGTTATAGAACGGGTGTCGATTTTGAAACAAAAACTATCGATTTTGACCCTTATATTATTGGGTTTTGGCTTGGAGATGGTTCAAAACGAGGACCAGTTTTTACAACTCAAGATGCGAAAGTTTTATATTATTTATTTAAAGAGCTACCTAAATATAATTTAACATTAAATTATCAAAGTGGTTATGATTATAGGGTTTCTTCCGTAATACCAAGGGGCGAAAATATATTATTAAAAGCTTTGCAAAAATATAATTTAATTAATAACAAACATATACCGAATGATTATAAAATCAATGATAGAAATAATAGACTATTATTATTGGCGGGATTGATAGATTCCGATGGGTGTAAAGATAATGCTGGTATTGAAATTACTCAAAAAAATAAAATATTAGCTGAAGATATTGTATTTTTATGCAGATCTTTAGGTTTTGCTGCGTATATAAAAGAATGCGAAAAATCTTGTACATACAAAGGAGAAAAAAAAACAGGAACTTATTATAGAATACATATTTCTGGAGATGAATTAATAGATATTCCTGTAAAAATAGATCGAAAAAGAGTCGAAGAACGAAAACAAAAAAAAAGTGTTTTAGTAACTGGAATAGAAGTATCTTGGAACAAAAAGGGAGATTATTATGGATTTACATTAGACGGAAATAATCGGTATCTATTAGGAGACTTTACTGTAACACATAACACGTGCTCGGCGATTGCAGCGGCAACTAACACTTTTGAAAAAGATGGTTATACGATTTTATGGGTAACTAGACATACGCTTAAAAACGATATCTGGAAAAATATGTTTGACCAAGTATGCAATGAGAATATTCGCACAGAAATCGAGAACCATGATTTAAAAATTCCTGCGGATCAAAATAAACGTATGCGTCTGTTATCTAAATCATGGAAAATACGCCCTATGTCCTATAAACAATTCAGTAATTTGGTCTCTAAAAAAAACGACTATTATAAAAAACTCGTACAAATCAATGGAGAACTTGATCCTCTTCGTAAAACCCTCCTTATTATCGACGAAGCTCATAAACTCTATGGAGGAGGTGATCTTTCTAATGTTGAAAGACCTGACATGAATGCTTTACATAAATCATTGATGAATTCTTATACATTGTCTGGACGTGATTCAGTTAAATTGCTTTTAATGACTGCTACACCCATGACAGACGATCCTATGGAAATTATAAAGTTATTGAATCTTTTAAGACCCACCGAACGGCAAATTCCTGATGATTTCAATAGTTTTTCTACTGAATATTTAAACGAACACGGACAATTTACCGAAATAGGTCGCCATAAATATTTGGATGATATTGCTGGTTATGTTAGTTACTTAAATCGAGAACGCGATGCTAGACAATTTGCACAACCTATTGTGAAACATGTTCATGTACCTATTACTGAAGATATTGAATCCGTGGAACGATTCGATAAGAAAATTGTACGCGATTTAATGAATACTGATATTTTAGATCTTAAAACTCAAATTATTGAAAAAAATAAAACGATACAAGGAGAACTTAGTGAAGCCGATAAAAATATGTTCTCGTTTTTAAAAGAAGAAACATGTGGAGATTTGGAAGGTAAGCCACTTAAACTCTGTGAAAAGGTTGCAAAAGCAAATATTAAAGAATTAGTGCAAGAAGCCAAGGCTGAAATTAAAAAAATACGTGAACAAATTAAAGAAATTCGAGAACTTGTTAAAAACCGAAATTTACTTCGAAATACTGCTTTAAATGACGTAAAAGAAAATGTCGCTAACAACGAAAAGGATTTTGAACGTTATAAACAATCGGTTGTCTATAATATGAAAAATAAATGTGGTAAAAAAATATCGGGCAAAATTCCTCTTAAAGAATTAGCTGAAAATGATCCTCAAACGCGCCAGTATAGCGAAGACATTTCTGCGTATAATAATAAAATTGCCGAACTACAAGACCTTTTAAAAACAGATTTGGAGAACCATAAAAAACGCATAGATCATCTTAAAAAAATACTAAAAAAAGATCTTAGTGAATTAGAATCTAGTGTAATAAAAATGACTATCGTTGATGAGAGAAAAGCTTTTAAAACCGTAATGAAAATTAAAAAACGCGACGCTACTAAAACCCAAAAAGATATTAAAAAACAAATAGGGGTACTTGAAAAGAGTAAAAAGAAACGCTTCCATCAATTGAAAAAAACAGTGAAAAACATGGCGAATGCAGAAAAAAAGAAAGAAAAAAGTATTGCTCGTGCTGAAAAGAAATTGCGTAAAACTATGCGTAAACAGGGTGAACTGCGAGATGAAATTAAACATGGTCTTTTAGTGAATTTAGTTGATAAATATAGATCTAAAATCAAGGATGATTTAGTTGGGGTAAACGAAGAAATTCACCATAAACAAATGGAAAAAGAAAATACGCGGTTAGAGAAACAAAAGGAAAAAGAGAAAGCAAAAGAGGATACTCGTCGCATAAGAGCTGAAGAAAAATAAAATTTACGTAAAACTAAGAAGGCGATTAAAGAAAAGGAGAAACAAGATAAAAAAGAAACAAAGGAACGGACAAAACAAGAAGAAAAAGAACGTAAAGCTAGAGAAAAGACTGTCGCTAAAAAATTGAATTAATGTATTGTTTTTATTTGTTTCATAAACACAATATGGAGGCAGAACCTCTCCCAAGAAATGCTGCTGTTATTGCTTGTGAAGTATTTCAGCAAATACCTGATACAGAAAGTGAATTTAAAAACGAATTGATGACTTTCATTACTGGCGATCTGGCATATAGAGCTCCTGAATTACTAATTCATCCCACTATTTGGTTTTCTTTTGAGAAAATAATTAACAAGCACATTAAAGATACTGATTCACCATGGAAAAAGAATTGCATTGATGTTTATTTGGGAATTCAAAAACAGTAATATTGCACATGAGATTGTTATATATTTATTTTTTCATACTATTATTATATGGAAGATACTGTTGAAGACTTACCACAAAATCCCAACATTGATAAGCTGACCTTAGAATTGTTTATGAATCGTAATATTTATAAAAAATATGTTGCTAAAAATGAACCTGAAAAATATGAAAAAATGATGATTCATCATCAAAATATAAGAAAATATAAACATCGCATTTTAGATCTCACACAGCAACTTTTAGAAGATCCTACAAAACAAATTACTACAGAGACTAACGAAATTTTTGATGCATATTCGAGAACATTAATAAGACACTTTCAACAGAAAGATATAGAAAAGGGTACAGAAAATTATCGTGGGTTTCAGGACCAAGACGACGTGCTTTTTGATCCTGAAATAATGGAAGATCGCCCTGTTGAACCTACGCCAAGTTCATCCTTTTGGGGAAAGGACAGAGTTGTCAAATCACAAACCTCTATTGCTCAATACGATATGAATATGTTTGGAATTAAAAAATAATTCTAATGTTTTTTCTATACATAATATAGAAAAAACATGCCTGTTTACAACAAAACGCGAAGAAATAAAAATAAAAATAAACTGAAAAATAAGAGGCAACGGGCATCAAAAACTTTTCGTGCGATGAATTGTAGTCCTGCAGTAAAAGGAAAAACACCAATTAAAGGCAGTTGCTTTACACCTGACGTTTTATCTCAATTAAAAGAATCTTATAATAAATATCATCCTGAAAATGTTATAACCACCGCAGATAGTATTGAAATATGGAAAGAATTAAAAAGCCGATTATCTACATGTTCAAAAGAAGATTGTTGGTTAGACACTATAGATGATAAAAATATACGTGATAAAATAGATGAATTTATATTTGCCCCTGATCAACCTGGCGATTGGGATAAATACGACGGTTGGTTATCAAATTTTGATATTTTAAAGGTTCTCAAACAATTTGAAACATCTCATAAAAACTTTAGAGTTATTGGTCCAACACCTATCGATTTTGATAGCAAACCAAGAAACAATTCGTCAAAATGCGTTTGGAATGATTTGTGTGATTTTGACGCACAGCAATTTATTTCAACGGGAAAAACCAAAATAGGTATTGTGTTTAATTTAGATAAACATTATGGAAAGGGAAAACATTGGGTTTCCATGTTTGTTGATTTGGATGATTGTTTTATATTTTATTTAGACAGTGGTGGTGATAAAGCACCAAAAGAAGTAAAAAATTTAGCAAACCGAATTATGAAACAATCTTTAGCTCTTCCTGAGAAAAAAAAAATACATTATTATGAAAATTGTCCCATTGAGCACCAAATGGGAACACGCGAATGTGGTATGTATGCTCTATTTTTCATAATTACTATGTTAACTGGAGAAGCTGATGGAAAACAATTGCCAACATATATGGATAGAATTAATTTTTTTAAAGATAAAAGAATACCTGATTCTTATGTTAGAAAATATAGGGAAATTTATTTTAACGCACTAGAATAATTTATAGGAATATTATAACAAAGTATTTTTTATAATATGGCAGGCAATTTAAAAAATTTATTACCAGAAGAAAAAATAGAGATTTCTTATCAGTTATTTCCGTCTAATGATATAAATCGAAAGGGATTTCCATACGGATCGTTTAAACTTAATACTAGTTCTAATTTACAGAAATTCGTAAGTCCAGAACATCAAGCACATGAATCATTATTAAAATTATTTGCAATTACAAAAGATGCTGCTTCAAAAAATCCAACGGACAAAGATAAAATAAATGATAAATATTTCCCTTCTCAAAAGGAAAGTTTTTTTGTATATCCCATTATGGACGAAAGACACTTTGAAAATGGCCCTATAAAACAAGCTAAAGAAATTTTGGGATTTGGAAGTGGCGATTCTGTTGGATATAAAGATTTTGAAATTGTTTTGGCAGAAAAACACAAAGCCGTGGAAAAAAAAATAAAAGAGCGAGTTGATCATGATAAAAAAGAAAATGAGAATTTAATTCTTAATTACGATGACACTATAGATAAAAAAAAAAAAGAAAAGGAGAAATTTGAGAAAGAATTAAAAGGTAAAAATGATGAAAAAGACGCCTTGAAAAAAGAACTTGACACATTAAACGACGAAGCAGCGACACTTGGAATTATTATTAGAACAAAAATGGAGGGCACTAAAGAATTGTCTGCAGATGAATTAAAACAAAAAAACGTTGAATTTGATGCGAAAATGAAGGACATTAAAGATAAAAAAACTAAAAAAAACGAGATAATGGCAAAAATACATGAAATAGAAATTCAAATTATGATTTTATCTAGAGATATTCGATATTTAACGAAACAAATAGAAAAACTTAAAAAAGAGAATGAAAATTTAGATAAACAATTTATATATCTAGATCAATCTGTGAAGATATTAAAAGATTTCAATGAAAAGAAAATGAAACTCAGGGCAAATTCTGCGGAAAAACAAAAAAAAATGGGTGGATATCAACCACGTAGATCGCGCCGCGGATCAAGAATTCGTGGCGGTTCTCGAAAAAGAGAACGATCTAAAAAAAATAAAACACGGCGCACAACCATATAAAAATATACTTGGTATTTACATAAATGGCTCTTTATGTAAATGCAGAAAATCAAACCTTATTGTGGAACGTTGTTCATACCCATAATTTTGCTATTCAGTTTTTTTCAAGAATAACCCCATCTCAAAAAACAGAATGGTTTAAATCGATTATTAAAAGATTTTATGATCAAAATGCAAATAGAGATCTATCGCCACAAGACTTACAACAATTAAACAAAACGACTCTTTCCTATATGTTATACACAATGAAATCGCCAATTGTGCAAGAAACAATTCAAACTTATACAGAAGACCCTCCAAAAAACGCAAAGGAAATAGCATTTTCACAACAATTTGATATGAAAAAAAAAGAATATGAGTCTTTGTTTGAAAAAAAAGTACCAGAAACCGTAGATTTTCGTGAAAAAGTAGAAGATGGTGCAATAACAAATATGGATGATTTAATACAAAATCATATTCGTGAACGTGAAGAAGAATTGCGGAAATATTCTCAACAAACAAATCTGGTTCCACAATCTTTAAACACACAACCATCAAATGTACAATCTTTAAAAATAGATTCAAACGCCACTGTAAGCACCGAAATATTAAATGCACAGGTTCTCGACAATGAAGAAAAAAGACAGAAGAAAAATGTTACATGGAAGGTAGATGACCCCGAACAGACCTCCATGTTGCTAGAAGATTTTGAAGTGTTTAAACAACAAACTCGAGAACAATTAAAATTGTTACAAGACCAAATCCACGAATTACAAAAAATCACTACTGTGGTTTTGTAATTCATATTCTGCTCTACAAATGAAGCAGAATCTTATATTTTAGGATATTTTTTTGTGTCGACAATATATAAATAGAATATTCTATTTCATGGACTATACCGACACTCATGAATCATTATCCCATCAAATACATGAACTACATCAAATGGTTTCATCGTTACAAAAGCATATGTTGTATGTTAATCAATTTATAATGAATAAATTTGATGCATCTATGAACACCAATAATATGAATGTATCTTTTGTTAATCTTAATACTTACGATGCGTCTGGCAATTTATTATCTGCTGCAACTAGTGACATTTGTGGAAATTTTGTTCCAGTTTATAGTGTCGATTCATCTGGGAACATGATTCCTTGTATATTACCACCAGAATTATCAAATAATAATTTATTTACTCGTGGCGTAGTTCCCATTAAATCGCAGGACAATTCGCGTGGCTTTCCATATTATGGCTGGTATCCTTATTACGGGGGATATCCTTATTACTGGGGATATCCTTATTATGGAAGGTATCCTTATTATGGGCGTGATGATTATGATTATAGATCAGTAGACCCACATTCCAATTCACCACACCCACAACCCGATGTTAATTCGCCATACCCAATTCCACCTGTAGCATCAAGTCCGCAACCTATTCACCCACATCCTATGCCAGTGCAACATATTCATATTTATCCTCCTAGCCATCATTAAATATATTATATTTTACATTAAAGAAACGATATAAAATTTATTTTTATATAGTTTATACAGAAAATGGATCTATTTGAAAACACACTTTTCATAAACCTGGAATCACGAAGTGATCGTTTGGAAAAAGTATCGCTTGAATTTAATAAAATGGGAATAAAAGCAGAACGTGTGAATGCTGTAAAAATGAAAAATGGCGCAGTGGGATGCACAATGAGTCATATTAAATGCATTGAACTTGCAAAACAACGCGATTATGAACAGGTTTTCATATGCGAAGACGACATTTGTTTCACGAATCCAGAATTATTCAAACAACAACTTGACAAATTTGAAAAGGATGAAAATATAATGTGGGATATTCTTATTATTGGTGGAAATAATGTCCCCCCATATAACCAAGTTGAAGAATATGCGGCTAGAATATTTTATTGTCAAACCACTACTGGTTACATAGTTAAAAAACATTATTATGATACACTTTTATCAAATTTCAAAGAAAGTGCGCAGAATTTAATGCGATTTCCAGATCGCAAAAAGGAATTTGCTTTAGATATATATTGGAAACGATTACAAATTCAAGATTTTTGGTATATGATTACTCCACCCACAGTAACACAATTTGAAAGTTTTAGCGACATAGAAGAACGAGCAGTTAATTATGACTTTTTAATGTTAGACATGGAAAAAAAATGGTATATTGAACAAAACGAACGATTGCGTAAGATGGGAATGCAATTGACATGAGTGCGAATAGCAAAATCTCAATCTAGTTACCCAACAACAGAAAATTAGACAATACCGACTTATTTTTTTCCTTGTATTGAGAAGTTTTTATTTTTGCTTCATATTCCTTACGCATCATTGTTTCTTTATATACCCTTTCTTGTGCGGCTAACATTTGTTCCGCTTTTTGTTTTTCCAAAGGATCCATTGGCATTTTTCCACGTTCTCTAACATAATGATCTACTGAAGAAAATTTTGGAATATTTTTATAATCGGTTTCACTAACCGCAAATACCGTTTGATCTTTATGCACTTTTCGTAAATCATCAAATTTTAATTTACTAAAAGGATCACACTCTACATAGGAATTGTCTTGTTCATCCACATCTTCGTATAATTTTGCCCCAGAACCACTGTTTACATATAAATTCTCTACACCACGATATTGAGATAGCGCCGTACTAGCTTGTTGAGTCTTTACTTTTTCAAATACCTGTCCCATGTTTTTTGTATTTACCTGTTCCTGTATTTCAAAAGAAGGATTTTGAGATTGAAACCATTCGTTTCTACTTGTATCAGGCTTTGATGACATGTTATCTTCAAATAATTTATTAAATTTATCTTGAAATTCACGAGAAGACATTTTGTTTATAGTTTCGCTTACTCTTTTGTTTGTTGATTTATCCCATTCATTTTGTTTTAATGGTTTATATTCAGGTTCTTCGGTTGGCATAGCAACATTTATTTTCTGTTGATCCTCATAAAATCGATACACGATATCAAATGCTTTTTTATAAAATAAAAAATACTCAGGACCTAGTTTAGATTTATCAGGATGTGTCATTAATACTGTTTTTTTAGCCTTTTTTATATCCTCAAATGATATATCGTAACCTAGTCCAAATAAATCTAATATATCATTAAAAGTATACATATGTATATTCAAATTATGAGAGTTCATTAAAAATTATATAGAATCAATATAATTTTTTGAAAAGGAAATAAACATATATGCCTATAATTATATATATGCCACTTCCTATTATTACTAAAATAGAAAACCGTGTCCATTTCGCAGAATTGCTACAATCTAATCCTGGTGTGCTGATTATTAAATTTGGCGCAGAATGGTGCGGCCCTTGTAAATTTATTGAACAGGACGTTATTCATTATTTTAGTAAAATGCCTGATAATGTACAAGGAGCAATTATCGATGTCGACGATTCTTTTGATGTTTATGCGTTTTTAAAAAGTAAAAAGATGGTGAATGGAATTCCTGCAATGTTAGCTTATTATAAAGGAAATCTTAATTATGTTCCCGACAATTCGCTTACTGGCGCAGATAAAAAACAATTATTAATGTTTTTTGAAACTTGTTATAAAAAGGCAACAAACGGATAATGTATTAATGTATTAATGTCTTGATTTTGTTCTTTTATGTTTATTTCGATGACGTCTTTTTGTTTTTCCACCAATTTTTAATTGTGGTGGACTCGGTCCCAATGGATTAGAAGTAGCCTGAACAAATTGTGGACTTTGTGGAAAAATACTATTTGTTGGTGTTCCTTGTATAGGTTGCGCAACAGGAATTGATGGTGACGTGGTAGTTGATGATAAAGTTGGCAAAAAGCTACTTGTACCTGACGAAGATTTATTGTCTGGACCAGTGTCCATAAAAGTTGCATAAGCCAATACTAAAGTTGTGATTCCTATAAATCCGTATGCTAATAATGGAATGGAAGGATCTGTCATTTTAAAAATATCAATATCTATACAATATTGATATTTTTATCCAATTCTTTGTCACTAAATGTTTTCACCACTAAATATCTTCCCAATCTTTCATTAGACCGCCCGATTTTATATCAATTGCTTTTATTGATGGTTCTATACTTTTTTTATATTCTTCTATCAATAATATTTTTTTTTCGATTGAGTTATTGTTGTCCTCTAATGTTTTTAATAAATTCATTTTCCTATAATTATTAGCTATATTCAATAATAAAGTTGTATTCAATGTATCATTTCGCGTATGGTCAGCACCATCACTATATTTTGCAGTTGATTTCCATAAATTATGTATCAATTCATTATTCGCAGAATAATCCATGTTTTGAATGCAATTTCTTTTTATTATAAAAAAATTCTTCTTGTTTTCAAACAAAAATGCCATTATAAACGATCTCCAAAACATCTATTTATATACTCCTCTTATTTTAGTCGGTCTCTTTGTTACGCTTTCTAATTTCCATGCACTTATCTACCCATTTCGATTTTATAGCCACATCCACAGTTGAATGCATATGGCGTTCATATTGTTCTGGACTATCGAAGAACAACGTCATTCCTTCACTTCCGCAACCCAATGCTACATAACGCACCTTAAAAAATTGATATTCGTCACTAGATCCTACCCTAAAACTCGGGTCTTTTGCACCAGTGATCGCATCACGAATCATTGCGCCAGGAACTGATGACGAACTGTATACTTCAACGGACTTTTTCAATCTGTTCGCAGTTATCGAAAGCTTGTGATAACCCTTATCTATTTTCTTCATGTCCTCCAACAGTTTACGAGTTCTCTTTCGAGCACTATTTACTGTACTTGCTAACGTGGTGACGCTTACATCGTCGTCACCAACGTAGTTGTATCCATATTGTTCCATGGATTCGTCGTCATTCACGCCAATTTGTTCAACATATTCATTATGCATTTTAGCAAAAGCCTAATCCAATCTAAACTATCTAGTTTACTACTTTATATAAAGATGTTATGTTTATATTCTTTTTAATATTGTTTATCACAATGGTTATAAGATGAATAATAATTTATAAAGAAACTATATATGTCGTTAACTCCAGAAGAATTAAGAGAAATATTAATTGAAAAATTTATGGGACCGCAATTAGCTACTTCAAATGTCGAATCTAGCGAAGAAGATGAATCTAGTGACGACGAATATGATGAATCAATTGTTGAAGATGAATCTAGTGAAGATGAATATGATGAATCAATTGTTGAAGAGGACCCTAGCTATGAATCCAGTGAAATAACGACTTCTGTTGAACCTAGCTATGAATCCAGTGAAATAAAGACTTCTATTGAACCTAGCTACGAATCCAGTGAAATAAAGACTTCTGTTGAACCTAGTTACGAAGAAGATGATACAGCTACATATCGTAGTAATTTTTTGACACCACAATCTAATAAGTCTACTGAAATAGATACATCTTTACCGTCACCACAAAGCATATTAGATCATTCTCAATCTACTGTCAAGCCTGAAGAAAATTACTCGGGATTTTTTTATTTGGAAGATGATCCATTGTCTCGAGTGTTTGGCCAATCGCGGGATTATAAAAAAGAATACAAACTCTCACTTGTTCTATATAAAATTAACGATTCTTTAGAAATACCTTTTCTAGAATTTTATTTTGAAAAAATAAATGGCGAATTCAGTTTTCCTAAAAAAACATTAAATATGAATGAATTTCAAACCATTTTAAATTCCGTTAATAAAATATCTCCATCTGAAGTAGAAGAAAACTCTAACACAAACGCAGTAGACACCAACACAGTAGACACCAACACAGTAGACAATAAACAGCCATTTTTTTTAGGAGGCGATGTTGAAGAATCCAATGAAATTGAGGACGAGTTTTTAAATCAATGTTCTCAATTTCTTATAGAAAAAACAGGAATAGAACGTGAAAATTCATACATGGGGTTCTTAGAAAACAATGACAATACCATATTTGTTTTTTTTGATTTTACATTGTTTGATTTTACCAAAGGAACGTGGGGTATCATGGATGAAATTATAAATAAACATAGAATTGATGATACTGTTATAAATGAATCTGATTACAAATTATTTTATGAAAACCCCCCCCTTTTATTTATTAGAGACGACCGAAGAGAACCCATGGAGATTCCTATTTCAGGTTTTTCATGTTTATTAGACGGTTCAAACGCGTACCATAGCGAACCAGACGGTTCACAAGTTTCCATTTCACTTATCAGTGAAAAGGTAGACGATCCTATTTTTAAAAGTGTATATTTGTTTAGCTACGAACCCATGTTGTATGAAAATTTAGATCTTATTAAACGGTATGCTATTTTTATTAAAAATTCGGTTTATTTTTTAAACAAAGGATTTGAATTAACTCCTGAAATGGAAATTAATGTAGATGATGAAATTTCCATATCTTTCTATAGAAATGGAAAACCTTTTTGGGCAATAAAATCCGTAGAACGCTTTACCGAATTATAATCCAACCTATTATATTTCTATCAACGGAACATTGTTAAATTTTGAAGCCATAAACGAGAACCCACTTTTTGATGCAATATAAATACTCTTTGATTTAGATAACAAATAAAAATCAGTTACCGTATCCATTATTTGTTTTTCTCCAGTATTTAATAAACTGGTATGACCAATATTGCATTGCGTAATCATAACGTTATTATAACTATTTTTTATTTTTAATTTATAACTATTATTATCGCAAAAAAACAAAATTGGAATATCTTTATTTCTTTCTATAAAATTTAATAAACTTTCTTCACTGTATGTTCTAATATCATCTTTGCAAATAACAAACGTTTTATCTGTTTCTAAAAATTTATCTCCTAATCTTAAATGTATTGATATATAATTTGATACATTTTCAAAAAATATATTCTTACTATTTTCTTTTATATCATCTGTAAATTCAAACACGTCGTTCGCATTTATATCACAATCATAATTAAAATCTTTATAAAATAAAAAAGGACTAACAATATAATCAACCTCATCGTTTAAATTATTTATCAAATTCAAATCATTTATATTTTCCACATTATGCACCGCCTGGATATACATTTTTTTATATTTTAATTTAATATATTTTTCTAATAGCAAATTATTCTTCTTATAATACAATTTAATATTGTTTTTTATACATATGTTTAATGCATGCATAAAAAATTTAATACAATCGCCTATTCCACCATATCCCAATTTAAAATCATATATAATTTTCTTTTGAAAACCATCATAATTATTTATATAATTCTCCATAATATAAATAATCCATCCCCGTTTTAAATCTATTTATAAAAATATATTTTTATACCGAGTCCATTACATATTCCTCCAAAAACCTTGTTAAAATGCTGCTATCTATTTCATCCTTTTTATTATCGTAAATTTCATCTTTCATTGGTTTGCGCCCACGCATTTTCTCAAAATTCACAATATATTCTTGGATAGTATGAACATTTTGTTTGTATAGATTCTGTTCTTCTTCAATTTTCCTTTGTTGATTTTCTAGTTCACTTTGTCTCTGTTTTTCAGTTTCAGCTTCTTTTCTTGCCTTTGTTTTCAAGGCCTTTTCTTTTTCATCAATTACTTTCTTTTGACTATTAATTAACTCATCCTTTTTACTTAATGATTCGCTAGGATCTTCAAATTGTTCTGTTTGTTTATACCAAGTATGTCGGGTTTCATTCGCACTTATAATGATATCACAAATGTCTGGTTTTTTAAGATCTTCAAAATGTTTTCGTTCAATCGTACCATCCTTTCCTTTAAATTTTGATTTAAATTCCTCAACTATTTTATCATCTATCATAGGACTTGTTTCCATTAATCGATCAAATTCTTGACGATTCATCTTTAAAAAAGAACCTGCCTCCATTCTTTCGTCAGGATGTTTCGCTAATTCTATACGAATATTTCTAGCAAATTTATCCCATGATATAGAAGATACTCTATGTGCTTCATTTAACTCAGATATTTTTAAATATTGTTGTACGGTTGTTAAAATACCTATAAAAATATTAATTGCTCCAATTGCCATAGGAGAATACACTTGATAATCTAAAGGTAAACTAGTCTGTGCAAATGATGCGGTTCCACTTATTGTTGACAATACAATTGCTGGTATCGTATACCATGCGTTTTTAGATTTATATTTGGCATGTGCTTTTGCATGTAACCATTTATAACATTGCGCAATATCACACCATTCTACCATAATAGTTTCATTTTCAGGAGACCATTCTACTTGTTTTGAAGTATTACTCCCACTTAAGCTTACCGCGTCGCTTGGACTTTCTTCTTTCTTTTCTATTTTTGTTTCATCCTCCTGGTGTTCAGTCATTATATACTATATAGTTATAAAAAATTAAAACGCAATATTTTTACATTATTGATATTGTGTTTTTTCTATTTTTTTTCTACTTCTGTGTCTACACTTTCAGCCTCTACTATTTCTGCAGTAATAGTTAATTCTTCAGTGTTCTCCACTTTACTATTATTCTCTATTTTTTGAATAACTTTATCCGTCCCATCCATTAAAAATTCGGTATCCTCCAAAATGTTCTCCAAAACTACTTCTTCGCCTATAATAAAAAACTTATTTAACTTATCCTGATCCTCAATATCCTCAATTGAGAAAGTACGATTTATATTTATATTCTCATCTACTTCTCTATAAAAATCCTGCATACGAGAATGCAACCTATTCAATTGCCTCTTTTGAGAAATATGAAAAAAAGATACATAGTTCATATAGAGCGAAATCTGCTCTCTCAAAAGTCTATTCTCATATTCTAACGTATTTAAAAAATTAGAAATTGAGAACCCAACTTTATGATTTTCATTATAATGCTGTATAGAATCCTCTTTTGTATATGTTTGTTTATATAATTCCGTAATTATGTGCAAAATGTTCTCATGAATATCTTTAATATCTTCCGTTTTATATTCTTGAAACGGTTCTAAATCTTTATACGATGGGTACGTCTTGAATTCTAACTGTGCTACGTCCATATCTCCCCTGTTCTCTTTAATGTGCGTTACTATTATATTGTATAACTTATAATAATCACAATACATGCGATTGTTCATTAATGCTCTATGACGATCTATGTGTTCCATCTCCATTGCAAATGTTTTATATTGAAAATAAAACGAATCTAAACAAAACAAAAATATTTTTTTATTATTTGTTTTTATTAACTCGTTATATACCTCTTTCAATTGAGTTAATTTATCAACAACTACTTTTTTTACCTTCGCTATTTCACGCTTTACTGTAATTATATTAGAAAAATCGTTTGCTAATTTATCTACTTGAAATGCATGAAGATGTGCCATTAATATATATTATTGAGAGAAATTTATATGCGTTTCATGAAAAGTTATAAAAAATTGGAAAGTAACATTCAATAATTGAATATGATAAAGCGCTGGAAAATGTCGACCATCGAGTACACCGAAATACTTATTCACAACAATTCTGTTTCACCTCCATTCCCACTTCTAGGCGAGGGCGAGCAGTTTGGTATTCTTAAAATTAAAATGAAGAAGGTAAAGATGACAACAAAGTCTTTGTTCCTTCTGTTCACAATTGATAAGACTGGTTCTATGGCCGAACGTGCCTCTGGAAATACTACCAAAATGGATTTCGTAAAACAAACCTTTTCCAGCATGTTGACATATTTGTCTAGCATCGATGTTGACATTTACATTCAAGTCAATACATTTAATACCAATGTTGATTTCACAATTACACCCGTAATGCTATCTAAAGATAATTTGCCCGAATTGATTTCTATAATTCAATCTATACATGCTGACAATTCAACTGATCTTGGAATTGCACTAGAAGCTGCGAAAACATCTATGCTTGATTACGTCGTCGCAAATCCAGATCATGATGTTGCACACATCTTTATGACAGATGGTCAGGCGACAACTGGCCAAACTTCGCCCAGTGTGCTCAATGAATTTGTTTGCGATTCTTACCCCAATATATTTGTCGGGTTTGGGTTTGATCACAATGCCACCGTTTTGCGTAAATTTAGTGAGAAAAGACTGGCTGAATATCAATTTGTAGATAACATGGAAAACACTGCGCTCGTGTATGGTGAGACAATTCATCGATTCTTGTATCCAGCAGTAAAGGATGTTCGCATTGACGTTTCCCATGGAGTTATTTACAATTGGCGCACTAATGAATGGACAAGTCAAATCACAGAAGACGTATTCATTGGGGAAATTGAGAAAATATATCACGTTAAAACATCAAATCCTGATAATTTAGAGGCGAAATTGTTTGGCATAGAACATGGCGACGAGGTTCGACTTCTTGATACCATCTTTGTTATGCCGCCTCTCATTGACATGGAAACTCATCAAATATCAAACAACGATGAAGATTTGACGAAATATTTGTTCCGTCAACGCGTACAAGAAATGCTTTATTCTGCCAAAAATAGTGTTATCAATAACAAGACCGATTTGCGAAAATCTTTTCGCATTCTAAGAGATTATATGCGAACCAACGACTTGTTAGAGGACGCATTTTTGAAACAACTTTGCGATGATATTCACATTACTTATAGGACGTTTGGAACTCGTCATGCGGATATGTATTCTAGCGCTAGACAAGCGTCACAAGGATTGCAGCGGTCATACACAGCATCAAGAGCACCGACACAACAATATGGAACAGTGCTACCAAATGCTTATGGATTGCGCCGACAAAATGCATTGGGCGTTCCACGTAGCACCGCCACTGACGAATTTGATGATTTCAATTCCATGCCTCCTTTCCCAGAAATTGATGTTTCTGTTACCGTTGAAACTGATGATGAAATTGATAATTATGTATCTGTAGACACCAACGTTTCTTGTTATACAACTCCATCTGCGATTCAAACTATGCGTGGAGTTAGCAGTGGCGCCACACAAGAAATGTAAACATTATTAATACCTCACTTCTACTTTTATAATCTTTACAATTTCATTCCACGCTTTGCCATGCTTTTTCATTTCATTTTCTACGAGAGTTTTATATTTTGTTTCAAAATCTAATTTGTTCCATTGATTCTCATGATTGTTAAATATAATAATTGGTTTCATTCTTGGCATTAATATATTTTTTATATACTCATTCATTTTTTCATCGTAGTCTTCTTCATCTTCATCATATATATCTTCATAATAACAGCGAATTCTATCCAATTCCACCTCTAAATACTCATTATCATTATAATAAATGTGTAATATTTTTAAAATATAATAGTCGCACCCCATTATAATTAAACTAGATATAAAAATAAATTTCCGTAAAACCATTTATTACAAATATACATACTATAATTTTTAGTTATTTTACGTTAAATATTCTCTGAACTATAGAAAAAAAAACGGGGTTGGGTTTTGAAAAAAGGACAAAAATAAATGTCCATTTTCGGAAAAGGTCGATGGACTTTTTGAAAAATGCTCATTGAAAGCATAATGCTGTAAAAACCGATTTTCAGTGAAAATTTTGGCTGCATAAATTTTACATAATTTTACGCGAAAAATTATTAGGGATTTTTCTGGTTCTCTGTTTTTAGAACCAATTAGAACCAGAAAAACTCAAAAAAACTCAAAATGTTCTTTTTTCAAAACCCAACCACAATAGTGCTTTCAACCTTTAATTTTTATTAGTTTTTATTTAGCTCGTTAAAATTGCGTCAGTGCGACTTAGAACCAATTAGAACCAAAAAAACTCAAAAAAACTCATTAATATATTATGTTACGTAAAACGCAGACAAAATTTAAAAATAATATATATTTAAAAAAAGAATTTAGAGTTTTTTCTGGTTCGATGTATATAGAACCATTTAGAACATGGAAAAACTCAAAAAAACTCATACATATTCTTGTGAAAAATGCTTATTTGTTACGAGCAATAAAAATGATTTTCGTCGGCATGAAACCACATTGAAACATTTAGCCAATGTGAGTTCGAACCAAATCGAACCCGAAAAACTCAAAAAAACTCCAAACCATGAATGCAGCAATTGTAATAAAATATATTATTCAAAGAGTGGATTATGGAACCATTCCAAGAAATGTAAACCAGTTGTAGAGAACACTATGATTGTCTCTGCTCCTGCGCTTGACAATTCAGCAGTATTTGAACTAGTGCGCCAGAATCAAGAATTCAAAGAGCTGTTAATAGAACAAAATAAGAAATTACAGGAGTTATCTAGAGAACCTCGTATAAACAATAATAATTGCACTAATAATACCCAAAATAATCACTTTAATCTACAATTCTTTTTGAATGAAACGTGCAAAGATGCGATTACTGCGGACCAATTTATAAAAGACATCCAGATTAGTTTCAATGATTTAGAGAACATTGGAACATTAGGATATGTACAAGGATTTACTGAATTAATTATGAAACAATTGAGAACTTTGGATATTACAAAACGACCACTTCATTGTACAGATATAAAGCGTGAAACCATTTATATAAAAGAAGCCGATACGTGGAATAAAGATAATCAAGAGAAGACCAAACTAAAAAATGTAATAGAGACAGTTGCAGCAAAGAGCAGGAAAAATGTCACAGAATGGCAACATTCACATCCAGATGTACGGGTTCTCGATTCGACTGATTATGAGATGAATCATAAGATTTTGAGACATACTTGGGGGGATGGAGATACGGAAAAACTACAGGAAAAAGTAATAAAAAATATAGCAAAAGAGGTTCATGTGGATAAATAACAAAAAACTTTGTTGGTTTTTGTTATCAGTGATATGGATGTTCATATTGACCAGTGTAATAGTTGAAAAGAATTAGGTCTGTGTCGGCCAATGGCTGCCTGGGAAATTGTTTACTATTAAAAACATAGCGCATCCAATAAGAAATCCCTGCTTGAATGTTATTATTAATAGGATTTTTAATTAAAAAAACAAAATAAAGAATTCTATAAATTAAATTATTTAAAATGCCTGGTCTAATTCTATATGGATAATAACTTCGATAAGAATGAATGAAATTTATAATAAAAATATCAAAAAATTTATCTATTAACGGGTTATATCCTAACATTTGATTCCAACCTTGCCAACAACCGTAAAAAATGTTATTGTTTAAATCATTAATTAAATTAATAATTCTATTTCGTGCAAAATTAAAATATTGTAAAGATTCTTCTGTTATGCGCGTTTTGGTGAAAAATATTCCTAAAAGCGAAATATTTATATCCTTCAATTCTTGATAAATTAACGGCATAACATCATGGTAATAGTTTTCCCACAATTGTTCTGTTTCTTGATAATTTTGAGGCGGGATGGCGGCAGCTTCATATTCGTTATATGGCAGATTTTGTACAGATCGATCAACATCATCGTTTTCTGGCAAATATTGAGGTCGATATATAGCATCTGGTGGTGGAGGTGCATCAGGTGATCTTGCAACGGTAGATTCAATGATTTCTAACACCTCTTGTATATTTGAAGGTATGGTGGCGGGGGTTTTACTTCCCCGTGGTTTACGTCTCTTCCTCCATCTCCGTCTATTTGCATTTTTTTTAGTAACACTTGCCGTTTGTCCTGGTGGCGGAGATGGTAATGCTGTTTCTTCTGTTGCTGAGAGAGGAGCTGCTGAATCTTGTTCTGGATCTTCTGGTTCTGGATCTTCTGGTTCTGGATCTTCTGGTTCTGGATCTTCTGGTTCTGGTTCTGGTTCTACAGTTGCCAACAATGGACGTTCAGCGGCGACTCTTTCTAAAGTAGTCTTATCAAATTCCTTTTTTTTATCCTTATAAAATTTTTTTAAATTTTCCCATATTTCGTCATATTCATCTTTAAAAATTCTAAGAAGCAGTCCATTTAATTGCATAAACTTATCTTGATCGTTTGGATCAGTGGTATTACTGATAAAAAGAACGGATCCAAGTAAAAGTATATTTTCTTTAAAAATATCAAGGAATCGTTCTTTTTCACCTTTAATTTCATCCTCTAATATTTTTTTTGCTTGATGAAATTCATTTTTTTTTTCACTTATTGCAATTAATTTTGCTTCCCTTCCTTCTTTTATTGACGTAAATTCATGTATTTTTGCCAATTTTATTCTCCGCTCTTCTTCTAGACGATCCATAACTTTTGAAGGATCATTCGGCCTGTTTTTAGCTTGTTCTATAAGTGTTTTTTTCATTTTTTCCGTAAATTTTTCATCTATTTGCTTAGATTCTATTCTTTTTATTAACTCTGCGTTATCAGCAGCATACTCGTCAATTTTTATTTGTAAATCATCAAAAATTGTTCTACTATAATTTTTTTCTATATCCTTTTTAATAAGATTTATAGCTTTAGTATCAGTAATTATCTTACCCGTTAAATTCTGTCTTTCAACTGAATCGTCTATTTCTTTTATAGAAGTGTTTTGCTCTTCAATGGATTTCATTCTTGTGTTAATTTCTTGACCAATTGAAGTTAATTGTTCTAAAACCTCATCAAAGGGATCGCCGCCCCTTTGTACTTTGCGTCTGTATGATAGTTTATGCTTTCGCGTATGTTTTTTTACTAGGTTTTTCTTTCGTCTAGTACTTTTTTTCTTATTTGCTTTTCGCGTATGTTTCATCTAAAGTATAATTATATTATTTTTATTATGTCGGTAAAAACTATATAAATAGTATAAAACACCATTATTATATTTAGAAATGGCGAATCAAAAAGAAACCATAGTTATTCCTGAGAATTTTCATTCTATCATTATCGATTTTTCCACTGATCTATCGGCAACCTTTCCAGAATATTCTTATTTATGGTCAAAATGGATAGATCCTGAAGTAAGCGATGTTGAAATAAGTTCTTTGTTCGAATATTGCCTCAAGGTATTTCCCGAGAGATTTTTTGATATTTTATATCAAAATGATGATATTTTTAAACCAGAGGATGAGACGAATACCTATTTTTTACCAAATGTGAGTTTTAGATTGCTTTTTAATACAGAAGATATTGGTGAGAAAACGAAAAAGGCAATGTGGAAATATTTACAATTGGTTTTATTTACGATTGTTGGTAGTGTAAAAGACAAGTCAACTTTTGGTGATACAATGAATATGTTTGATGGAATCGATGAGAGTGATTTGCAAGAGAAATTAAAAGAGGCTATGGGCGGAATAAGTGATTTTTTTATGAATATGGAGAAGGAAATGGGCAAAGAAACAAAAGAAACAAAAGAAACAAAAGAAACAAAAGAAACTAAAGAAAGAGACGAATCACAGGAAGATGGTGGGGAAACTAAGGAAGATGATGAAAGAATGGGCCCAGAGGATTTCAAGAAAGTATTTGAAAATATGCCCAATATGGAAAAGATGCAAGAGCATTTAAAGTCGTTGTTTGATGGAAAAATCGGTTCATTGGCGAAGGAAATGGCAGAAGAAATTGCTGGTGAATTTAGTGATCTTTTGGGTGAAGATTCGGGCAATATCAACAACACAGGAGATGTATTAAAAAAGTTGATGAAGAATCCTAAGAAGATTATGGATTTAATGAAGACCGTGGGATCCAAATTGGAAAACAAGATGAAGAGTGGTGAAGTTTCGAAGGAAGAATTAATGAAGGAGGCGAGTGAAATGATGGGAAAAATGAAGGACATGGGCGGTGGTCAAGATTTTAATCAATTGTTTAAGGAAATGGCAAAGAACATGGGCGGTTTGGGAAAGAATGTGCGTTTAGATACGAATGCTATGAATAGAATGACCAAAATGGAAGAAAGCAAGGATCGTTTGCGCAAAAATGCGGAATTGAAAAAGCAACAAAAGGCTGCGGAAATTCAAAAACAATTAGACATACGGCGTGCACAAGTAGCAGCACAAGCCGCCGCGCAAGCAAAGTTTTCATTAAATCCTACAGAAGCTCCTAACAATTTTGTATTTAAATTAGACGGAGAAGATGCACAAGAAAAATCGTTTATTCATCCAGACTTGTTAAAGGAATTTGAGGATAAGAAACCAGTTGGTGGAAGTGGTGATAAAAAGAAGAAGAAAAAGAAGAAGTAGATTTTTATGTAAATAAAATATATAAAATGGGAAATTCTATGGCAAAGACGTTTAGAAAAAAACATCCTGTAAAAAAGTTCAAGCACAATACTAGAAAACATCGGCATTCTAGACGAAACAAGTTCAGTAGAGGCGGAGGTCCTGTGCGTGGGGTTTTTACAACAGGAAAAATGAGCCGCGCGATTAACGCTGAGAATAACTATAAATTAGCCTTAGATAAATTAAAAATAAGATTCACTAGAAGTAGACAAGCTACTGCCGATGCAGCAAAAGAAGAAGCGGTAGAAAGTAAAAAAGCAACAGGACGTCCTCATTATTCTGATTTAAATTATTATCATTAATAAACAAAATATCTCATTTATATAAGTATAAATAAAATGTCAATAGTAATAGGGGAAGGAACATATGGCTGTGTTCACAAACCTAGTTTAAAATGCATTCCTGGAACAAAAATAAATTATGATAATCAAGTATCAAAAATACTTAAAAAATCTGCTGCAAAAGAAGAGCTTAGAGAATATAAAAAAGTAACCAAGGCCGATAAAAAAGACGAATTTTATTTAGGTAAACCAATAACTTGTGAATTAGATAACACGAATGCAGATAATTTAGAAGCGATTGATAAATGCAAAATTGGTACACAAGCATTAAAAAACTTGGCGAATTATGATCTTATTGTAATGGGTGATGGAGGAGATAATTTAGAAACTTATTCTAGAAAAGTACGAAGTTGGCCAATATCGGAGATGAGCACAGAACATTGTGAGAAATTTTTATTGGAAATTCTAAGACTTTTTGCTGGTTTAAAACGTTTCGAAGAAAACGATCTTATTCATTACGATTTAAAACCGCAGAACATAGTGTTCAATGAGAAAACCAAACGTTTAAATTTTATTGATTTTGGGATCATGCAATCTAGGAAGAAAACAATAAAAAATTGCAATGCGTCGAAACATGGATGGGCGTTTTTTCATTGGTCTTATCCATGGGAACTGGAAGTTTTAAACAAATCAACTTTTGAACATGTAAAAAGAGATTGGGGACGGCTTTTTAATAGAGTAAATAATGAATTATCTGCTCAAGCTGGAAGTTATTATAATAACGTTAGAGATTTTTGTGTATTTTCTTTAAATAGGAGCAATGATGTTGAATACAGAGCATCTTTTAAAGATTGTGTTCGAAACTATCAGGACACTTTAAAAGATGATATGGGTGGATTAGGATACAATGAGTTTTTAAAAAAATCCGTAGGAACGATTGATGTTTATGGATTGGGTATTGCTTTAAATTATTGGTTTCATAGCGCAAAAAAACATTTAGATGTCCGTCATGCAAATTATCTATCTTATTTTTTTAATACATTGATTAGTTCCAGATTAATGGTTCGTCCTACTATACTTGAAGCATTAGAAAGCTATGAAAATTTTATAATAATTTCACAATTATTAGATAAATACGGAAAAGAAATAAAAGATCATATCGTTGTTGATATTAGTTTTGCACCAAGCGCAGCAGTCCCTAGGACAAGACCAGAACCTAAAATTTCAATATTAAAAATAGAAAAAGGTTATCGACCAGACCCTGATGTAGTAAACGCTACACCAAAACCTTGTCCAGATGGAAAAGAATTAAATCCTAATACGGGTCGTTGTGTAAAAATAAAAACGCAAAAGGCTACGGATTGTCCAGCGGGAAAAACGAGAAATCCAAAGACGGGTCGTTGTGTAAAAAACAAAACGCAACGCACAAGAGATTGTCCAGAAGACAAAGAAATAAATCCTAAGACGGGCCGTTGTGTAAAAAAATGTAAGTCAGGATATTTAAGAGATGAGAACTTTAAATGTGTAAAGAATGGGAAATAGAATGTTTTCTATGGAATATATATCATGGGGATTTTTAAATATATAAATTTTCCAGTTTTTTTCTTTGCTTTAGTATTTGGACTTTTTGCAGTTTATATGACTATGCCTGATACAAGAAAAATTTATGTGTATCCCACACCCGAGAATGTAAGCATATTGCAATATAAAGATAAAACAGATACATGTTTTTCATTTAAACAGGAAGAAGTAAGTTGTCCCAAAGATAGTGAAATAACAAAAGTCTCACCGCAGTCTTAACAATTTATTGTTATAGCATCGCAGTCTTAACAATTTATTGTTATAGCATCGCAGTCTTAACAATTTATTGTTATAG